GTAACCCCACTAAGTCTTGGTATTGAAACATTAGGTGGCGTGTTCACAAAAGTTATTAATAAGAATACAACGATTCCAACTAAGGCTTCACAAACATTTAGTACAGCGGCAGACAATCAACCTGCAGTTACTATTAAAGTTGCGCAAGGTGAACGTGAACTTTACAAGTATAATAAACAGCTTGGTGAGTTTAATCTTGATGGCATTGCACCAGCACCAAGAGGTGTGCCTCAAATTGAAGTGACTTTTGATATCGATGCTAATGGAATTATGCATATTAGTGCTAAAGATAAAACTACAGGCAAAGAAAACAAAATCACTATTAAATCTGATAGCGGATTAACCGAACAAGAAATTCAGAAAATGGTAAAAGAAGCAGAAGAAAATGCTGAGGCAGATAAGAAATTAGTTGAACTTATCAACACTAGAAACGGTGCTGAATCAACATATAACAACTTTAAACAAGATGTTGAAAAGTATGGTGATCAAGTAACAGCCGAAGAAAAACAAAAAGCTGACGATGCACTTAAGGGTGTAGAAGAAGCTTTGAAGGGTGAGGATGTCGAAGCTATCAACAAATCTGTAACCGACTTGTATCAGGCTATGGGCCCAATCACAGCTAAAAAATATGAGGCTGAACAGGCTGAAAAAGAAAAAGATCAACCTAAATCAAATGATGATGTGGTTGATGCAGAGTTCAAAGAATCAGAACCTGTGTAATTATAAATCGGGTGCCGCATAGGGCGGGCCCGATATTTTGTCTTGCTTATTAAAGGAGATTATTATGACAAGAGAATTAACATTAAGATCAATAGACATACCTACAGTTCGTAGATTTGGTATAGGATTCGATACAATTATCGATGAAATTCTACGTGCAGGGTCTAACACATCAACAAACTACCCACCTTATAATATAATTAAAACAGGTGAAGAAAGTGTTACGATTGAAGTTGCAGTTGCTGGATTTGAAGAAGGTGATGTTAAAATCACATTAAATAACCGCACATTGCATATTGCAGGTAATAACACTACTCCCGAAATAGAAAATTGGGAATATCTACATCGTGGGTTGAGCAGAAGAAACTTTACACTAAAGTTTCCCTTGTATGAACACGTTGAAGTAATCAATGCTTCAGTTAAAAATGGTATATTGTCAATACATTTGGAAAGAATTATTCCTGAGGAAAAGAAACCAAAGGATATTGCAATAAACTACAATAAATAATATAATAGTGTTTCTTAAATAAAAAAAGAGAGTAGGCAACTACTCTCTTACTTCACAAGGTAAATTAAAATGGCTCAATCTGAAACAAGAACAAAAATTAGACCAAACATGAAAATTGCAGAACCACCAATGTTTAAGGTTATCTATATGAATGATAATCATACAACAATGGAATTTGTAGTAAGAAGTCTAATCGATCATTTTGATTACACATTTGATACTGCAGAGGTTATTACTTCTGGAATACACGAAGCTGGTAGTGCTGTAGTAGCAGTCTTGCCCTATGAAATTGCTGAACAAAAGGGAATTGAAGTGACACTAGAAGCTAGAAATGAGGGCTTCCCGCTTCAAGTAAAGATAGAAGCAGACGGTTAAATTGTAACTTCTATTCTTTTAGCAAAGTATGGGTTTTTGTTATATTTGCTATTGTTAACATAATTGATGCCATTTACAGTTGTATCTGTTAACTTATCATACGTACCATAAACCCATTTTTTAACTTTATGTTCTGTATCTTTATATAAAACGTAACCTGGATTTATTTCTTCATCACCCATATCACATTCACCAAAGTAAAGTTCCTTAAACGGCACACAATTACTGATAATAATTATTGCTTTAACATCCTGATGTACCTGTAATTTTTCAATGGTTTTTTCAAGATATCCAATATCATCATAGCGAAAACACTTAGCGTGAAAATCGTCAACAATGCTATTATTCCCATAGTTTTTGTACCAACCGTTGATACCAACTAATGCCACACCGTCTACTACAACAACATTATTGTGTAAGTAAATGACATTCTTAAAACTAGTGCAAATTTTTTGCAATTCTTTTACACGTATATCCCTATTATAAATGTCATCATTTTCTACTGATCCATCTATATAAAATACACCGTGGTACATAGTGCTTAAGTGTCTTAGTACTTTATAAATTGTTTTTAAATCGCTGCTGATGTTTCCTGGAATAACGCAGAAAAGACTGGTAGGTTGACCCTCCCAATTGAAGTCATCATTAGGGCCCAAATTCAAATCGCTTATAACATCAAATCCAAAAACCATATTGTATTTATAATTAGAGGGCTTGCGCCCTCTATGTATATTATGTGCTTTTCTTAGCTTTAGGTTTTTTGGGTTTTTCTGCCGGCTTTTCAGACTTGGGCTTAGATTCCTTTTTTGGCTTAGCCGCAGCTTTTTCCTTTTTAGGTTTTTCTTTCTTAACCGGCTCCACTACCTCTAGCTTTGGCTTAGCAGCCTCTGGCTCTGGGGTACTATCTCTATAAACAGGTGCAGGTTCTAGTTTGTAGGGTGCTTCCTGAGCCTGTCTAGTAGCGCCATCTAGTGGGTGTACATCAGGTCTTGTCTTAAGACCAAAAATTTTCCTTATTAAATCCAACATATGTTATCTCCTTTTCTATATTTAGATTAGGACTGGGTCTTAGTGTTTTTTCTACTAAATACACATATGTCTAGTTTGGATCAATATTCCTTAGAGGACATTATGAATTTGCCTCTACCAAACATAACCTGTCAAAAAAGGTTATTATATAGGCCTACTGTTTCCGACATAAGACATGTTTATGAGCAATTAAATCAACATATCTTTAAAAACGAGCTTACCCGCCCTGTCATAGTAGCAAGACCTTATCGCAAAAAATATTGGGGAATGTGTATAGGAGAACATGAAGTTCAAAAAAATGGTACTTACTGTAGATTTGATCTTATGGATAAATTCTACTGCCCGCAATGGTTTGTAACAGTATTAGCACATGAAATGGCTCATCAGTACCAATGGGATATAGACGGGTATAAAAGAATTAAAAAAGGAAAAGAGAAGTTAATGAGTCATGGACCAAGCTTTTTTAAATTCAGAGATAAGTTGTCCAAATATGATATTCCATTGAAAACGGCACACAGTATGCGTAAATGGTTCATACACCAAGATATGTTTAAATGCTAAATATAAATTATGCGTGATATTTTAACTATTCTAGATACTCTTAATGAAGGCACTACGCTTAGTGCGGGTGAAATTACAAAATACGAACCACGGTTTCAAACGTTTATTCAAAAAATAAAATCTAAAAGCCCATTTACAAATACAGAGGGAGAAGAAGTTATACTTGATCCTAGAGAAGCCGCACGTTTTAAAAATTTATATGATTTGGGTGACTTTAAAGGAAATTTAAAAGCTAGAACAACTGATGGTCAAGAAATCTCATTAAGTACTTTAAGAAAGACACAGGAGTTTGGCGGGCAACAAGCTGCAGCAGGTGAGAAACCTACAGGTAAAGAAGCATTACAAGTTAAACCTAGTCAAATTGGTATTACAGATAAAGATATACCTGCACATGATTTTTATGAATCCATAACAAATAATCAAATTTTAAATCAAACAGACTATGGAAAAGAAGTTATTAATTTAGCTAGTTATATAGTATCTGGTGAAGCTGTAGTTTTGTCAGAAGAATTTCAATCACAAGAAAAAGTTCGTAAAGCAATCGTTGATTACGCAGGTGAATACTTAGGCGTTCTTGCGTTGTTGTATAGAAGAACACGTTTCCCAAAACGTGAAAAATTTGAACAATGGTTGGGTAGTAGTATTGACGATTTAATTTTAAATTTTCCTAGTAAGGCTAATACAAATTTAGCTGATAGTTTTGCAGTAATTAGTAATCCAAACAGTTCCAATAAAATCAATATTAGTAGTAAAGGTACAGGTGGAGGTGCAGCGCCTGCAATTTCTGGATTAAAAATTCCTGAAGATTTAAAAAGAGTTGAAGGATTGCAAAACGCAATTCGTTTTATTGAGATATGCCAAGAAAGTGATAAGTCAGGTCCTAATACTATAACATCAGCATTCAAAGCACTCGATTTTATTTTTGCTAACTACGCAGACACTATTGATAAAAAGTGGCATAAAGTTTTACCGTTTGGTTTGAAAGCCCCTAAACTTATGCAAATGAGCATACAAAGTTTAAAAACTAAAAGCCCTTTACCTAAACAATATTATTCATTATTTCAAGATATTGAAGCAAAGGGATCCGCAACTGACGGCGGTAAATTAATTTATGCAATTAAAAAAGAAGTTGCAGAAGCAATTAACAAGCGAGAGGCTATTCCATCTTTTGGTGCAACTGTATTACAGATTTTAGAAATGAATTTTATTCAACAATATACTGATTACGCGGGTGGTGAATTAACGTTTTCCACTCAGTGGCCTGCAAAACTAGATGGTGAAGTTACATTAGAAAATAAATCTAGTGCTAGCGATCCAACTGCAGGTGGCTTTAGTTTTAAATTAGGTAGAACTGATAATGACGTAAGTAGCGAGCCTGGTGAACCTAGGGTAGATGACTTAGATGATACCCCTGAACCCGATTTAACCGACATATCACAAGATATTGTTGAACCAAAAAGAAAAACCAAACCAGAAGCACCAAGTGGTTTGGGAAGAGAAAAACGAAAATAAATCGGTAACATTCCTTTTGTAAATTTTATTTCTTTATGTTAAAATGATTTGTATTTTAACAGCAAAGGAATAATATGTCTTTAGTACCAATCGTTATTGAACACACAAGTAAAGGTGAACGTAGTTATGATATCTACTCACGTTTGTTACGTGATAGAGTGATTTTACTTGAAGGTGAAGTTCATGACCATATGGCAAATCTTATTGTTGCCCAATTATTGTTTTTAGAAAGTGAAGATACTGCTAAAGACATTCAATTATATATCAATAGTCCGGGAGGTAGTGTAACTGCAGGTATGGCAATTTATGATGCTATGCAATTTGTTAAACCTGATGTTTGTACTATTGTAATGGGTCAAGCATGTAGTATGGGAAGTTTATTAGCACAAGCAGGTGCAGTTGGTAAACGAAGAATTTTACCAAACGCTAGACATATGATTCATCAACCATCAGGCGGCGCACGTGGTCAAGCAACAGACATGGAAATTCAAGTAAAAGAAATTTTAGCAATGAAACGTAATCTTACTGAAATCTATGTTAACCATAATAGTAAAGGCAAAACGTTCGTAGAATTGCAACGTGATATGGAACGTGACTTTTTTATGAGTGCTGAGGAAGTGGTCGATTACGGCCTCGCAGATGAAATCGTTAAACAAAGAACAACTTGACAATTAATCCAAAAACTGATAGAATATAGGCATGAATGAAAAAACTGTATTCTATCTTAAGTGGCTTGCAACTTTTGTAACAATTGTTGGGGCTATCTGTACTAGCATTAATCTATACCCATTGGGGCCTGCTCTGCTCAATGTGGGTGCATTTCTTTGGTTAGTTGTCGCAATTGCTTGGAAAGAGTGGTCATTAATTGTCATTAATGCAACACTTCTTGCAATTTATACAATAGGCTTACTTGTCAAATTGTTAACATAAAAATGGTTGACAATAAATCCATTTGGGAATATAATATGGGTATAGTCAATAACAAGGAGCAACAAATGAACGAACTACTTATCAATGATGAAATTTATTTCGGTATGTTTACTGAGCGTGGTAACCGAGTTGTTCACGGTATAGTAATTGCAGCAAAAGAACTCAATTGGTCTTTTGATGAAGTTATGGATCTGTTAAACGATATTGCTACCCTAGAAGAATTTGCAGAGGCTACTGATACTGCGG